ACCCCACAGTTCCCCCAGGGTCTTCATTATCAACTCCCATAAAGAGAATTAAGTTAGAACCCGTGCAAGTATGAGAAAAAGTTACATCAGCTGAACCAGTGGTATTATTTGTAATATGAGCATCATATCCTATCGCTCCTCTTTGAAGCCAAAATCTATAACCTAACGGATTATCCTTAAAAAGAAATTTTAATTGCTCTATTGTTAGTTTATTCTCTTGAATTAACCTTTTCGGATAAAAAACAATTTGATTAAAATAATGCCAAAAGAAAGCCCTAAAAGTGCCGAATTCTCTGTTAATCCGTCTTGTGCCGTCTTTTTCTACCGTCAAAACCGAACTTGCTTCAAAGCGAATTCTTTGTCCAATAGGAAAAAAGAAATCTAATACAGCCCTAAAAGTGCTTTGTCCTTGTCTTTTATTTGCAGTGAAGCTTACTTTAATCATAACTAGATGTTATCCAATTTTGCGACCAAGTCCCATTTTGAATCAGTTGAATTATAAATAAATCCTAAATACATTGTTTTGCTAGCTGTAGTGGTAGTTGGTAAAGCTAAATCAGATGAAGCCCTATAAATTGAATTCCAAGATAAAGACCGAGCCGTGCCATTATCCTTTATCCGAATAATAAGTTTCTGTCCTTGAACTGGTGTGCCAGTAGGCGCTCCAAAGGTTGCCGACTCGGCCAAAGCTGTAATAATATACTCATCAGTTGTACTAACATCTGGAGTTGGAGTAGATGAAGAAGTAATAGCAGTTGTTCTAGGATTTATTCTTTTGTTAGTAAGAGTTTGCGTAACATCTATTCCAACTAATGTAGTATTATCATTTGGTAGGGTATAAGTTCTTGTTGTGGAAGTAGAAATTCCTGATACATCAAATTTTGCTTGTTTAGTAGTATCAGAACTATTTTGTATAGTTAAATTACTATCTTTAATTGTAATAGCATTAGTATTATCTAAAGTTTTATTTTGAAGTGTTTGAGTATCCGAAGTTCCAACTACTGTCCCCGTAGGAGCAGTTTTTGTCGCCCAAGTATCCAAATTAGCACTATGAGCTTGAACATCTACACCTATAGCTAAACCAAGATTAGCCCTTGCTGTTGCCGCATCACTTGCTCCTGTACCACCGTCAGCTATTGCTAAATCAGTAATTCCAGTAATAGAACCGCCAGTAATTGCTGCTGCCTCATTAAAGGTAATTGACCTTCTCGCCGCTCCAGTAGTAATTGTAAAATAAAGAGTATCATTCAAAAACTCCATTGCTCCCACCTCTGGCGTAGTTAATAAAGTCCCTGACGTGAATTTAAGCGGAGCGGTATTTGCCGCAGCTGTTCCTGCTTTTAGATGTAAAACTGCCGTTGGTCCCGTCGTCCCGATGCCGACGTTGCCATTGTTAATGGTTAGTACATCACTATTTCCTACATTAAGAACTAAAGCTGAATTTGTACCTAATTTAAATTTTGCAGGATAAGAAGCGTCAGAACGGGTTAGTCTTAAAATTTCATCAGCATTGTTAAGAATTTCTAATTTTGTACTTGGTGCCGCCGTCCCGATGCCGACGTTGCCGCTTAAGTAATGTCTTTCAAAATTATCCAAATATAAACCATAGTAAGAAGTTTGTCCAGCACCTCCAACCCCATTAGCGTAAATAGCATAAGTCGTATCTTTATCTGAAGAGTAAGGATTCATTTGTATATTAATTCCCTTTAAAACGCTATTTTGATTATCTCCGCTTACAGATACATCAATACCTATGGGGGTGTCTCCTGGAGCACCTCCTAGAGCGTTTTGTGTAATTTTCAAACCTGTATTACTACCAGAAGTACCTAAAATATCAAGTTTTGCTGCAGGCCCCGTCGTCCCAATTCCGACGTTGCCACTTTTATCTATCACCATTCTTTGCGTCAAAGATGTAGAACCGCTTGGAGTTGTATAAAATCTTAATTCTGTAGGGTTTGAAGTAGAAGACCAATCCCCTGAAGCAACTGCTGTAATAGCTGCTCTGCTCCCAGTCCAAGCCAAACCATCATAACCTGCAAATCCAAAAAAACCTATTGTATCTGTATTTTGAACAGCGGCGGGTGCAGCAGAAGTTCCCCTTGCTCTTTGAGATGTCCAAGATGGAGCATTGTTAGTATCACTATGAAGTCTCATTATAGTTGAGAGTAATGAGTTATCAGTTCCAACTACAAAAATTTCTCCATTAACTATGTGTAATTTTTTTGTAGGTGTTGTCGTCCCGATGCCGACGTTTCCAGAAGAATCAATGAAAACTCTATCTGCGTTATTTGTTCTTAAACTTAAAGCATAGTTATCTAATGTACCAATGAAAGTATTTGCTCCTACTTGAAGACCAATATTTCCTGCAACTGTTAGTTTCTGAGAAGGTCCCGTCGTCCCAATTCCGACTCTATGATTTACGCTATCTACAAACAAAGTATTAGTATCTACTTTAAAATCGTGAGTGCCTAAATCCACGTCAGCAATTGCTCCCGTATATGGAATCTTCTCATCTAAGGCGTTTTTTAAATCGGTTTGGTCTGATAAAGTTCCAGTAATTGAACCCCAAACAGCAACTCCACTCCCAGCGAGTAAATTGTGTTCCACTCCCGAATCATCTAAAAAGTAAAGTTTAGAATCAGAACTTTTAACATAAAGTTTTCCGTATCCAGAAGTCGGAGTTGGAGCTGTTGTTTCTTTAAGGTTAACAACACCGCCAGTTCCTGTTTGAACCCACACAACTTCATTATCGGTTAATTGACTGGCTGGATAATATTTAGGATTTTTGAATGCCATTGTCTTGAAGAGTTATATTCCAACGAACCGTAATAAATTTCTTAAAAATCCTCGTGAATAGGTTCGCTGGAACAATGTTTAAACCCAATCTTATTCCGTATTTTTTAGAAATTTCCGTCAATTCTTCGTTAAACCTTTTTCCTCTTTCTTCAAAAGACAATTCTTTTTTATTCATAGATTTGAAAACTTTTTAAAGGTTTTAATGTATCTTTTTTTTAATCGGCGATACATTAAACCGATTTCGACCTTTTGTTTGTCTAATTTCTTTTTTTCTTTTTCTACACTATCTCTAAATTTGATTATATCCTTGTAAAGATTTAAGTATTCCTGTTTTTCGTTTTTTAATTTCTCTACCTCGTTTAAAAGATTTATCTTTTTTGTTTCCAATTTCTGTAATTCATTTTTAATAATTTCTTTTTCCTTTATTTCTAATTCTAATTTTTCTAAATATAACTTCTGATTATTTGTATTCTGAGTTAAGAACTGGATTTTTTTATTATATTCTCCTATTAGATTTTCTAATAATAGTTTTTCTTTTTGTTTATTTTCCAGATATAACAAAGTATCATTGACATTTTTTTCATTTTCTTTTCTAATTTCTTCTTTTCTTTTTATTAAATCATCAATTTCTTTTAAGAGGAAATCTTTTTCTTTTTTTAAACCTTCAATGTCTGCTTCAAGTTTTTTAATCAACGGTTCCTTTAATTCTCTTACTTTTTTCAACTCTTCTCTAATAATTTCAATTTCTTTTCTTTTAGATTCAAGTTCTTTATTTTTTGCTTCAATTTGCGAAACTATAACGCTTAAATCCTTAGCAAAAACAAGCACATCTTTTTTAAGAGCGTCTTCGGTTTTTTCTATATCTGTACCTTGCGGCATATTTTCTTTTGCTACCACGATTACAAAAAGCAGCCATATTAGTTAGACCTTAAACTTAATACAAGAGATATGCTCGAACCAGTATTAGCGGTTCCGTTACCTTTAACAGTAATCTTATAAGCTCGGTTAGCACCCAATGGGAAATGCCACATTTTCTTTGTGGTATCATCAGTTAAAACAATAGAAATTGGATTAAGCGTTAAAGCCCCCGAACTTGAGCTTTCTTCTGTCTCAGTAAACCACTGGTCATCAGCTGGATTGCCATATGGAGACCCATACAATTTAATTGTGCAATTAGTTAAAGAACCCTTTGTGAAATTAATATAAAGAGTTCCCTGTGTGTTGTTACCAACACTAATTACGCTTGACGGGTCAACGTCTGCTCCTTTTACAACAATTGCATCCGTTTCTGTAGTTGGAATTGGACTCGCAGTATAACTTGCTTGTTCTGTTGCTTCAGCAAATTTAATTACTTCCATAATTATTTTTTACAAAACCTTCGATGGGCAATAAGTCCGACCTTTTTGGCAAATACTTTGCCACACTTATCACAAACAAATCCTTTTGGTTCAGCGGGTTCTTCTTGTTTTGGTTGTTCTATAACCTCCTCTTTTGGCTGTTCAGTAATAACTTCTTGTTTTTCTTCTGCTTTTTCTTCCACTAATTCTAATTTTTTATGCCAATACAGGGCTAATAATCTTTGACCCGTTAAGTTATCAACTTCTATTATCTCTCCGGCGGGAATTTCTATTCCTTCAAATTGGAAATTTTCAGTTGTAATATTTTTGATTTTCATGGTTTTATTCTAGGGGTTTTTTACCAGAACCCCCAAAAAACTGGCTAAAGGATTATGCCTTTAGAAGAACAACTGTATAAGTAATACTATTTCCTGTCCCTGGGGCAGCATCAAGAGTCCCAGTCAAAGTTGTATCACTAATAGATAAGGTTAGTAATTTAGCGGTCGGGGTTCCGGTTTTAGCGGAAGCATAACAACCCAAAATTATTGAACCACTCGTTATAGTAGCATCTTTTGTAGTATCACTTTCTTCGAATGTCAGTGTAACGGTTTCATAAGACAACTTTGCTTTATTAACTTTAGCGTTACCAATAGTAGCAACTCCAGTGTTGGTAATTGTAATATCGCCACTAACTGTTTGTTCAGTAGCAATATTAGAAGCGTTACCAATTAAAACCTTTCCATTAGAAAGAGTAATCTCTCCAGCAGTAGTTTCTCCAATTAAATTCCAAGAAGGTGAAGCAGAAGTACCAACATTTTCATACAATGCTTTACTTCCACTTCCGCTATCAACTTTAATCAGTATACAACCATGCTGAAAAACATTAGCAGTAGTAGGAAGCGACCCTGTGCATTTAGCTAAAACCGCCAATCCATTTTCATCGGTTAAAGCGATTTGGACTGCTGCTCCTTGTGGAGCAAAGAAGTTTGTACCAGTTTTTGTAGCCATAGTTCTATTTCTTTGTAATTATCTCGAATTCCGTAATTGGTAAAGTGTATCGGAACGTATCCAAGAGATTTTAACATTAAATTCTTTTCTACATCTTGCTTATGACAATCTATATCAACAGCATAATTACCAATTACAAAATCTACTTCACGACCTTTAATTTTAACTTTAGCACGGAAAGGAATGTGATTTTTCTTGAGAAGTTCCAGAAACTTCCTTTCCGCTTTAGTTGAATTATACTTCTGGAACTTCAATAATTGATGCCGCATTTCTCTTAAGATTATTTCTTGACGACAAAGAAATAATCTATCGTTGAGAGCGGGTTTTTGGGCTTACTACTCCTCAAAAGGAGATAGCTCCCTTCGGAACCCGCCAGAAACCGCCTGTTTTATTCAGGATTTTTATTGCTCAGAACGTTACTGACCCTGATTACCTACAAGTCCGCGGTAATCAAACGCACCTACCTTATGTTCAAAGTGAATGTCATGAACAAACGCCTTAGTGTCGTCTTCAAACCAAGTTTCATTGGTAACTGGCTTGAAAGTAACATCTTTTAATGGCGAGAACAATCCATCCACAATGAACCAAGCTGTGTCAGAACCACCATGAGCAGAACCCAAGAATGGAGAAGTTACCAAAATCCATCCCTGACCACGCCAAACGTTAACATTGTTGTTAGCTGAATCAGGAATCCATTCTGAATCAATCTGCTCTTTGGCTTTTCTAACTTTAGATGGAGGGACAACAATATATTTTGTCCCGCCACCCATTGGCATTGGCTCGCCGATATCATCAACCTGATTCTGTAAAACCAGAACCATTGACTCAATCGAGGTAGTGCTTATATCAGAAGCTGTAACGATATTAGAATGAGTTCCACCAATCTTATCGGGGTGGGAAGAACTACAAAGAGCAACGCCGTCTCCATAGTCGAATAAGTGCTTATCTGTAACAACAGAGAAAGCTTTATTAAACCTATCAAAGCGGTGACGAGCTCTTGTGTTCATCCAAGCATAATTAAGCTTGGAAACCTCATCTAATGCCTTCTGATATATCGTATCTCTTCTTTCAACCGATTCTCTAGAGACCTTAACTCTTCGAGAGAATTTGTACGGCTCAACCGAAGTAACGTAGGAAGGGACATAAGAAGTTTCAGGAAATGCCTGAAGCTCTTCAGTTGGTAAAAGCTCTGAAACGCCAGTAATAGCAATTGATTCCAATCGCTGCCTACCAATTGCATTCACTTCCTCGAATAATGCTCCGGTTTTATTAGTAGCATCCAAATAGACATTTGCATCATAAGCTGCCACCTGTTTTTCAGCTTGGTCAACTATGTAAGCAAATTCTGCTCGGACTCCCCTGAGCAATATATCAATATCACGAGTAAGCATCGGCATGTTACTGACTATTCATATAGAGAGCTTTTACAACCTTTCCCTTAATCTTTGTAGTTGAACCTGCAATTAATCCCAAAGAAAGGATTTGCAATGGTGCACTGGCATTATCTGAACCAATAGCACTTGATTCGTCTACAGTTCTGGCATCAGCCAAATTGAAATAAACAAATGGTTGGTCAGAACCAGTAGTAGTTCCAGCTTCCGCATTCAAATCCATTTCAAGTTCCATTTCGGAAGTGAAGGGCACAACAACAGCGTGAACCTGAGCATTTGTTGTATTGTCGGTTGCTGTAGTTACCTGATTAGGAGTAAGAGATGGGTCTTGTCCGTAAGTAGGATAGACCTCACCATTTTTCTTAGAAAAACCAACAACTACTCCTAATAGATATTTATCACCAGCAACATTAGCAGTAGCGTTTGTTGCATAGGCAACACCGTTTGCAAGAGTTGTGGTGACAGCATCGCCAACTTTTACAGTCAAACTATTACCCAAAAGAACACGCTGTGTCTGAGCGGTTCGCAAATCTATTAAAGGTTTTAACATTTCTCTCTATAACTAGCTAAATCGACCTTTTAAACTTTGCCCCTTCTTTTAAGGTCTTTGTAAACTTGCTCCGAAATTCCAGTAAGCTTTATTGCTTCTATATCCTCTGGAGTAAGTTCAACCTCCTCGCTTTCAACTTTATGTGAAAGTCCGGCAAAAGCTGAACTTGAAACGCCCTTTAGAAACTCATCTACATTCCCGGCAATACTTTTAGCTTTTTGTTCAAGCTGAATGTATTTGTCGGGATTCAAAATAAGATGAGCTTTGACTAAATCTTTATAGATTAAGTCGGCGTCCACAGAGCCACTTTTTACTCTTTCAAAGACCTCTAAGAGATTTTTTTGGGTTTCGGGGTCGGAATACCCAAAATCTTTGAAGAACTTTTCTGTTGCTTTCTCTCTTTGTTCAGTTTCAAATTTTTCTTGAAATGTTAAATCTTTTTGTCTTCTTTCTTCTCTTTTAGCGGTTAAATCCGCTGTAATTCTCTCAAGCTCTTTTTCAAGTGCTTGTTTTTTATTTTCATAATCTTCAACCGTAGTTTTTACTTTTTCTAATTCTTCTTGTTTTGTTTTTAATTCTTGTTCTGTTTTTTCAAGTTCCTCTATTTGTTGCTGTAATGTATCTGTCATATTATATGTTTAACATTGAACCTACGCCCGTTTATAATGGGTCGGCGACACCCAGTTCAATGTTTATTTAAATGCTTATTTAAATTTTGGTATTTGAATTTTCGACCTTTTTGGTTGATTAATTGAATAACTTTTAATTCTACCCACCCTAACAGGTTTCAACCTCAATGATTTAACCTTTGTAATATTAATTTTTTTAGGTGGTTTATAAGATATTCCTTTTCTGTTTGTCATATTTCTATTTTTAACTCCTTTTAAAAAAATGTCAATAGAATGAGTCGTAATCATTTTTTCTTTCTTTTTTTCGACCTTTTTTGACGGGAAGGAACCCAACCTGTTTTTCTTAATGTCCTATAAATATATTTCCTTGCTCTTTCAGATTTAGTTGTTCCAAATTTTTTCAATGCTTGTTTCTTTAATTTTCTTTCTAATTCTTTAGGCATAGTTGTTTTTATTACCACCACGATGACTAGTTTAATGTGGCTAGATTTCTTTTTTATAATTTTTTGTAATTTTTCTACCAATATCTTTTAATAGCGGAGCTGACGGTGTAGTTGCATAAAGTAATGTTTTTGCGCCAGCCTTCATAATGTTCTTAGCTGTCTCACTTTTTAATGCTTTTGTCGCACCTTCTTTTATTTTTTTTACAGTACTTAATCCACTAGAAATATTGCTTTCACTAAACGGCATTACTCCCTCTATTAACTTCTTAAAAAACTCTCTTTTAGGAATTGTTGGCATTTTTATTCCACTCTTTGAGGAATTTATCTTTTGAGATTAATTCCTCAGTTTGTTTAGTTTCGACCTTTGAAATCGTCTCGTTTGGAATATCAAACGATTGATATAAACGATTTTCTGCTAACTGACCTCTAACAAAATCTGGCGTCCTATCTTTAAAGGCAAGGTTCTTCAGAATCATCATCTCTCTTTTTCTTAACCAGTCCTTTAAAAAAGGAACTCTTGAAAATACTTCTTGCCAAACACTTGTACTTTCTATTGAATCGGCTGGTTGAAAATTTTCCCTCTCTAAAAGAGCTTCCCATAATTTTTCTGTTTTTATAAATTTTAATAAAAATTTAATCATTTATCTTGTTGTATTTTCCAAAATATTTTCTGGCATTACACCTTCGTTCATCATTCTTTCTCCTGGTCCTTCTATGCCGAATTGTCGACCTCTCATCATTTGATTATAACGATTTACTTCTGGCAACTGAGATGGTTGAGGGATATTAGTAGGATTAACGGATTGCGAACTTGTTACTCCAAATCTTTCTTTTTCATAATCGGCCAAAACAGTATCTTCAACTAAATCAGAAAGATTTTCATTAAACTTCTCGGCAATTCTGAATAATGATTTCTTTGGAGAAAGCAATCCGGTATTTCCAAATAATTTCCAAATTGTTACTATATAATCAAGATACAAAGCTCTTTCTGTTTCTGGTGAATTCTCAGTTTCAAAATTAATTTTAATATCAAAATTCAATTGTTGCAAGGACTTTGGCGTTACCTCAATAATTTCAACTCTTTCTTTTGTAAGAAGCGAACGAAGATAAGATTCTTTCTTTAATTCTTCTGGCTCAGAAATTTGTTCAGTAATTCTTATTTCTCTATTCCCTAATCCGCCCCCAAACAAACTAACACCAACCAAAGATAAAATTTTATTAAACTTTTTCTCTCCCATAATTTTTTCAACCTTACTAGCAGTATAGAATTGAATCATATTCTTAATCACTAACCAAGCTTTTTGTTCTAACAAATCCTGATAAAATAAGAAATACAAACCAGCAGTTTCCCTTTGTTGTTGCGATTCTAAACTTTTCTCGGTAGCGGAACGAGGTTGCCTTGATGCTATTATCGGACCTACACCACCAGAACCAGTTTTCTGAATAATTCCTTGAAGCGTTGTTAATGCGTTCCAATAAGAACTTGAAGCGGGAGAAATTTGAAGTTCTCGGTAATTTGAATTCGGGTCTCCTTGAACCTGATAAAATCGTCCTGCTTTATACTCCAACCCCATTTCAATTGATGGGTCATTGGTAAGAATAGGAGCGGCAATTGCTCTCTCTTCTCTATCAAGCAACAACTCCCACATTCTATTCAACGCTTCTTGGGGCGATTTAACTTTTTGAGCTAATGGCATTCCATAAAAGAAAGTAGCATCAATTGGTTCAAAAATGGTTTTAGCAAACGGGAGTTTTTTGTGATTCCAGGGAAGCGGAGCAATTTCTTGCTTTCCTTTTCTTTTAATAGGATTTAACAAAACTCCATTAGCAATAATAGCATATTGGTCTTTAGCGGCGTTGAAGTATTTAATTACCTCAACGAACTCCCCGCCCCTTACATCATAAGCCATAAAATCTTTAAAAATTGAAGCATCAGCAAACTGCGAACCCGGGACAACAAAATCAGAAAATTCATAACCCTTAAATGAATTTCTAAAATCAGACCACTTCATTAATGTCCGCCAAATTATTTCTTCCTGCTCCTGAATGTTTGGTTCCCAAATTTTAGGAATATACAAATCCTCTAAATTAACAATTGTTTCTTTCACGTCTGATTCATCTTTAATATCATCTTCATATTCTGTTTCACCAGTTTCAGGGTCGTGGTAAACAATGTTTTTTACTTTCTTAACACGAGAATTATAAGCAATAAAAGTGACAACCGTTCCATTAATCACATTGTAAAGGAACTGCCAAAAGTTTTCTATTTTTCTATTGGCTCCTCTTCGCCAATACTCAAATAAATCTTTTAAGATAGTCGCCTTGATAATATCAAAATTTTCTACACCTTCAAATGTAGGTTTTAACCTTAAATTGGCTATCTTAGATAAAATCTTAATTATTTCGTTTCGTGTTTCAGGGAAGAAAAATTGAGGAGTATCCTGTTCAAAAGAAATAGGTAAATAACCCCAAAACTTCTTTCTGGCTTCTAAAAGGTAATTAGTTAAGGTTTGATTATTAAATTGTTTATATGGTTGTTCTCTTAATGCTCTCCATTTAATATATTTTTCATAAACCTCAAAAATAAATTCTTGAATATTCCGTGGCGGTTTATAAAATTGTTCTAATAAAATTTTTTCCTTCTTCTCGGTTAATTTCTCAGTTAAGGCGTTTTCCATGATTTAATTTTAAATTTTTAATATTTGACCTTGCAGTTTTTAAAACTCTAATAGGAATTAAATTCAACTTCAGTAATTTAATAATTTTTCTTATTTGCTCTAGATGATATTCTAACGGAATTTTTTCTGTTTGCTCTTCGTTCATTAAAATTTTATAAATTATAATTCTTTTGTAAAAAAATACAATAAGCTTCTGGTCTAAATAAAGAACCGCTCCAATATCAGGATCTATATCTTGAACCTTTCTAATAAGATGTCTGACAAAAACTTTATCATACCAAACATCTACTTTATTTTCTTTGATTAGGTCACGTCCTAAAACTTCTTTCTCCATGCCCTTCTTTATTTTAACTTTCTCTGTTTTTAATTAAATAATCCTGATACGACTTTAACTTTTCTTCTTGCGAAGACAGCTGAACTTTCAAATTTAACAACGTAAGATTTGGATTTTTATTTCCAATCTTTGACATATGATACATCGAAAAAATATCTCTTAACGCTTTACTCTTCATTCCTAAATTTGCTTTCTTAATATCTTTTGGAGAAATAAACTGAAGAATAGTATAAATTTTATCTAAGGCGACATTTTGAATTTCCCATAACAAACTATCCGCTTTTCCAATTGGCGGAATCATTTCCTTAACAGATGAATCAACTACTCTTGGAACTACTTTTCTATTTTCATCTACGACAAGAATAACATTTTTCAAAACCCTTTCATAACCACCGCTTTTCAAAGCATCATGAATCTCTTTTGTAATAAATGCTGGTCTTGTTCTTAAAAAATCTAAAATATTTTTAAACTTAATAACCAAAGCTTTATACGCCTTTTTTAATTCCTCTTTGTCGTCATTAGCCGGTAGCAAATCTAACCAACCAAGAATTGTTTTTAAAGTTTTCAGCTCAATATCTGTAAAACTTTCAAGCCTGCTTCCAGAACCTGTTTTTAACGCTTTCACGGCATTTTTTCTCGCCCCGAAGAAATAAATAATCTTCACAATCTGCTCCTCGTTTAAACCAAAAATATAGCCAGTATCAGAATCAGCTCTTTTAGAAACCTTTGGATTTTCAATAACTAAATCTGTAGATTTAATTTGTTCCATCTTTATAAGAGTAAGCCACAAAATAACATTTGTCAATAATATGTCAATAACATTAAAATACCTTAAAGCATTTATCAAGATACTTCAAGATGCTTCGCTAAATAGAATACTTATTAATGGAATGTTTGTCAACAAGGGAGATAATGTCTCATATAGGGAGAGGGGGATAGCTCCTCCGCCAGACCAAAACCCCAAACATTCCCCCTTCTATCCGCTTTTTCCCTTTGCTTTTTTGCTTGCTTGTGAAGTGCTTCTGTCGCAAATTGTATATTCTGCGACAGCAAAAATGGGCTGATAAGTAGATTTTAGGCGGTTTTTTATTGATTTTGAGTAGGTAAGATAAGGTTTTAAATACTACAGGAAGTCTATTCTTCCCTCTCTCTTTCCCTCTTTTTTTCCTCTCTTTTTCTTTTATTTTCCTTTCTTTTTTCTTCTTTTCCCCTCTCTTTTGAGAGGCTATTTTTCATTCTCGTGTTATATATAGAAAAGGTCGGAACATTTACAACTTTAAATAATATGAACAACAAGCAATTATCAGTGCTTGAAGCGATACTATGGATGACTTCGCCAGTGCTCGCCTCACAAGTTAAAGCATCAAAGGTCTTAAAAGTAATACAAAAAGAAAACAACGAAGCGGTAATTAAGAATATAAGAACAGGGCGGGTTTATCTGGTGTCTATACAATACCGCCATAATCAGCCGTCCTTGATCGTAAAGCATCAAAACTTTTGCAGGCGGCTCAATTTAGACATAATCGGGGCGAGGCAAGCGATCCGCTTTGAGCCATTATTCAACCTGAAATAGTCCCTAACGGGGCTATTTTAGATTAGGTTTTAAGCGGTTAAAAGGCTATTTTAAAATTTCATGGTATATATAAAAGGTCGGGGTGGCTACCACATAGCCAGAAAATAAAAACAAAAAAAATGAAATTAAAACTTATTACAGAAAATAAAAAGCCATTCTTAATTATAAATTACGAAAATAACGAATGGCAAAAGATAGAAAAAATTTACAAAGAGGTAGGACTTGAACTGGTAGAAGCCCAAAAATTATTTGGCAAAAACATAAAAGGCAAAATCTATCGCCTCAACGATGATGAATTGAAGGATTATCTCCACGATATGAACGACATCCTAAATGATATCAATAAAGAAATAATCCTTGATTATGGATACGTTAATTTAGGCGTATTGCGAATTATACCAGAAAATAACAAGGTAAAAATACCGCTGCCAAAATACCTCAATATCGTTGAAATCAACCTTATTGCAGAAAAAATTGCAACTGCGATTGAAAAGTTATTATCAACGATAACAACCGCTGAAATTAACATTATACCTACTCAATAAATATGGTCAAAAATTACATCAAATCGCTGGGGGTAGAATTAGAAGGCGGATGCAATAGGGAGGTATTAGATATAATAACTCACTTTGTAGAAAATAATCAATTAGATGCTTATTACGATGTAGGACGAGATGGATCCGTAGATGTATGCGGGTGTGATATTCCTAATGCAGAATTGAAATTCTGGCATACTGATATTACAAAAGTTAAAAAATTTGTCAAAGTATGTTTTGAGAATGGATTTACCCAAGATGACACTTGCGGAAATCATATTCATATCCGCATAGACGAAAAACTAATCCCCCTTCTGCAAATCCCCTCATTCTATCAACAGTTTATCAAAGAATACAAAAAGAATTATCAAAATAATGATAGGTTTTTATCACGGCTGAATAACAGATTTTGTCGTTCCACGATGATATCTCGTAGAGTTATGGCTCAACTACAAAGACAAGGATTTGGCAATAGATATGCGGCTATTAACTTTATGTCGTTGGATGAACCCCAGAAAACGACTGAATTTAGAATTTTTCCGCATTGTTCTTCGTATAAAGAATACGAGGCAATGCTGGATTGGTTTATTGCAACAGTCAATAAACTAATACAAAAACAACTAAATAGGCAACTATACAGCAAAAGTATTGTCTATCAAACGGGAATTATTCAGCAATCATTGGTTTACGAAATTCACGAAGTTAAAAACCTCATCTCATATAAAGAGATGAAAAAAGGTCGGTATTTAATAAAAATATCATAAAATGTGCGTTATTACCATCAACAAAGACAAAAAATTAGAAAAATCGGATATTAGGAAAATATGGGAGCATAACCCAAACGGAGCAGGTATTGTCTATTATGACAAGGACGGTAAAGCAACTTACATTAAAGGGATAATGAAGCTTAAAAGATTTTTTGAGATTTATGAAAAGATTGATACTCCCCATATTTGTCATTTCAGGTTGGCATCGGTTGGCGAAGTCGTCCCAGAATTGACGCATCCCTTTCCTGTTTATGGCAAAAATAAACTACAAGGAAGCAGTAAATTGCTTTTAGTTCATAACGGACATATAGGAAATTACGAAATACTTTATCACTTCCTACAATCAAAAGGTGTCCATTTTGATAAAAACATAAGTGATACTTATGTATTAGCAAAGGCATTATCTCGGCTTCCAGCAGATAAAATTGACGATTTCATTAAAAAAGTAGGAGGATTTTCAAAAATAGTTTTGGTCTATCCTGGCTTCAAGATAAAAACATTTGGGAATTTTCAAGAAAGAAACGGCATTAGATATAGCAACTTGTATTGGGATTATGGTTATGGAATGTTCTCTTACAATAGAGAGTTGGGCTTCCATACTTATACATCACATACAAATAGATAGAAGACGGCATCATTACACTTCGTGTAAACAACTATAAAAACAAAAAAAGAAATTCTTAAATGGTAGAAACATCAAAAAGGGGTTAGCGATATCAGTTAGTTATTTTATTTCAATATAGAGAAGCATATAAAACAATACCTCAAGACAGGTCGCTTAACTTAGCGTTTCAAAAGGTCGGATAAAAACAAAACATAAATCTATGATTGCAAAAAAAGTAAAAGAATTTGGTAAAAATTGGTTTATTTGTCCGCATTGCGGAAATAAACAAGAAAGCATCAATAGATGGGAAACAGCATCGCTTGTTTATGAATATGATTTTGATAGCAAAAATTGGGAAATGAAAGGTGTGGAAGGAGGCGATTTTGAGGATTGGACTTGCCCAGAGTGCGGGGGAATACTTTTTTTACCAGAAAAATTGATAGAAAAAATTTATTAAAGGTCGGATAAAACTATTAGATAATAACATGTGCAAACACAAAAACATAATTATTACAAAAAAAGAAAGATATGAAATACCGCAGGGTTGGGATTGGATAAATGATCAGGAGGATGTAGATTTGGCAGAGTATTATGTCGGCGATAGCGATGAAGTGATATTTTGCGAAGATTGCGGTGAATATCTTAATGAATAAAAATATGAAAAAAGAACCCACAAAAAAACAAAAAGAATTGATAAAAAGAATTAAAAGAACCTATAAAAGGTTTATTAAAACAAGAAATGAATTACTTTATCTATTTAATTTAGCGGTAAAAAATAAAATTTCTGTTTACAGATTAGCCAAAGAACTGACAATAGATAAGTCAGCGGTTTGGCGACGAATGAAAAGGTCGGCTAAAAATAAAAATCAAATTTAATCTATGAAAATAAGAGAACTTTTTCAAAAAAGAGTTCTAATCCCAGACACACCTGCTAAATACGAATGGCAAAATAGACAATGGTTTGATATTGTTCTGTCTATCTTGGCGTTCATTGCCATTTATGGGCTGGCGTGTCTAATTGCTATTACTTTTGACTAAAGGTCGTTTAATATCATTACAAAACCATGATTAAACTCATTAAAAAGATTTTAGGAATTGATAGATTAGAAAAAGTGGTAGAATATCTTGTAAATTCACGAGATGGTGAAAGGAATACAATGATTGCAATTCTTAAATTATTAGAAATTTCTCCTGAAAAATTTGTAGAATTTATTACATTTAATCCACACGCAATAATAGAATACAACAAAAAATTATCTAAATTGATAAACGAAAAATTAACAGAAGAAAAATAATTATTTTCTTCTTCTGTATTCTATCACTTTCGTGGTGGAACTATCAGCAATTAAATTAACAGCAAGATTTTCAACGGCGGCTCGGAAGTCAGCATTCTCATCGTGTAAAGGTTTGTCTAAACTTTCTGGATTGGTGGAAGTTTCTCTTGACTTTGGATAAGTAGAATTTGCTAAAGCATCGTAAACATCTAATGCTCCGCTATTCTCGGCAAAAATAGTTCTGGTAAGCATTTTCTTAGTGGCGGTTCTTCTTACGCTATGAGATATTGCCAAATCATTTATTCGCAAGAAAATACCAATACCAGCAAGTTCCTGAAAGATAGAAGTATTTGATTTAATCATTTTCTGACGATGAGCCGCCTCCCCACAATACATTACTGGTTGCTTCCACGAATTAAATCTCTTAATTAAATCAAGTTCAAAAGAAAGATAATCGCTCTTCTTAAGAGTAAATTTTTCTTTCGTGAACTTGTTTTCTAATTCGTAAGTATCCTGTTTATCAAAATCAATTCCTTGTTTCAAGAAAGGATAATACCAACTTAATGGCTTATTATTTTTTTCTATGCCATCTATACAATAAAAGTTGGTATTATCTTTCTGGAAATAAACGATAGCACTTTTATCTCGGCTTCCAAAATCAAGCCCAAGATAAAGAGGTAAATTAGGATTATACTCTATATTTCTTATGGGACAATTTAAGACTTCTGGATAATAAGCAAGCGTTGGATCAGAAAAGTATTGAATTTCTAATTCCGCCCCCACAGAAAGGGGATCAGCACTCCGTCTTTCTTGTTCTTTTTTGAACCATTCCTCGTCTTTAAATGGATGTAAATCCCAGGTAAGAGTAAGAAGTTTTCCTTGTTTATTAAAACTTTCTCTTAATGTCCGAGCGAAAGCACAAGGTTTAGCGGTTGAAACAGCCACACGACAAGGAGAGGTATCAGTACTTGAACGCCAACTTTCTCTGGCAAATTTCCAAAAAAATAACTCATCCATCGCCAAAAATGAAGCACGATACTGCCTCCCAAAATCAGGATTAGCACTTTCACCAGCAATAAAGTTCATTTTGTCTGGATTGATAAATTTCAAATGAATATCGTGTTCCGATTTTCTAAACTTAACTGGTCTTATCCAAACGGGTAGAGAATAATAAGCATAACGAAGTTTCCCAAATAGAGATTGAGGCGTCCGTCCGCTATCATCAACCGCCTCCTCTTTTCTTGAGCCAATTAAACCATACCATCTTTCAGCAAAAAGCCACCGCCAAAGCATATACCAAATTATTAACCAAGTTACCCCCATATCTCTGGTTTTTTCTATTAACAAATCTTCACCTTTTTGTTCGGCATCCATTACTCTTAATAAGACATCTTTCTGATAACCAAATAAAAAAAACGGGACATCTGAATTTTCGGGAAGACGAGGTTCATAAACTACACCGAATAAATCCAAAAAAGTAAAGACATCGTCTTTACAATCCATTATCACGGCTACTCTTTCTACGGGATTAACTTCAGCGGTTTGTAATCTTTCCAATCTATAATTTAATTTCCGCTCAAAAAAATTAGAGCGTAGATATTTGCGAAACAATTCTAAATTCATTTTCTTTTTAAATGCTGTTTATCATGCCAAATTTCAAACCAAGAGTAAATCGCTTCCCTAATAAGAATCGACAAACTAAAACATAAAAGAAAAAGAATTATTATTAAAATAAATCTTAAAATTTCATTCATATCATATAAACAAATTAAAACCATTTCTCGCAAGATAATCAAATTATAAATTATCCCAAAAATACGGATCTGATTCTATCCACTCCTGCGTTTCTTGAGGATAAAGTTCAAAATAAGCGCCCAAAAGTTTCATCGGATTATTCTCATAAAGAAATACCGCTTCCGTTTTCTTGCCGTATTTCAAAAGTTTATCGGGGTCAACTGGTTTACAATATCCTTGCGGAAGTTTAACAACAATATAAGCTTTATTCTTTTTAGCTTGCTCCACAAACTCCTTGCGGAGGTTAATCCAAGCTTTGTTTTCGCTCCAGTGAGTTGGTTTATTAAATTGTTTAATGACGATTTTCATTTCCCCCGATGTTTACACGGCCGTGTAAACAACTCCCCATCAACCTTTTTATTTTTTTATTTTTCATTTTTTAATTATGCTTAAAAAGCCCTTTCGCTTAATTCTCTAATCGCTTCTTCGTTCCCTTTATCTGCTAACTCTCTTAATTTCGTTTCTGCTTCGTATTCTAGTCTTTCGGGGTCTTCTTCATATTTTTGAGGGTTTCCATTGTATAAATCTTCTTTTATTTCTTTTTTTATTTCTTTTTTCATATTTCTTTAATTATTTTTGGCGACCTTTTTTATTTTTCATCTTTTGATTGATTTTTAACCCCTTCTATTATCTTGTCAGGGTACCCAACGAAAACCGATACCCCACTCTCAAAATATCTCCCCCGATATTCATCTGTAATATCAAGGATTTTGTCTTTTAACGCTTTTTCCAAAATCTCAATAAACCTCTGGCGGTCTTTGGCTTTTTCTTGGCGAATAAAATCAATTATTTCCGAACAATAACCTTCCCTTAAATCTCCATCAATCTCTAAACCAGTTCGGCTAAATCTTTTT